GTAGCAATATATCCATATCAAGTTCCTTCTTTGGTAGCAAAAAGAAGATTTGTTTATGGGCAGGGCGTAGAATTACCAGAAAATATTAATGCATCCTATAGCGGAACCTCCATGTTTATAGATTACTCCTTTGCTGACTACACTAAAAATTACTCATATCCAGATTTAGTTAGGTGGTCAGACGCATCTATTGATAACTTAGAAACATCTGCAACCTCTCTTTTTGCACCCACTTATTCCCTTCCAGAATTATTCTTTACAAACAAAACATCAACTCAGTTCTACCAAGACTGTAAGTTATTGCCAAACGAAGACAACTTGTATATAAGAATGAGGCCAAATGCGGGATGGAATTCTACAAATGGATATCTTGTTTTTGATAAACTAAACATAACAAACAACCCAGTAAAATGTTTTTATGGTGTATTTAAAATACTGTCTGCTCCAACATCAAATCAAATTTTATTTAAAGTAGAAGACGTATCAACAAACAATAGTTTCTCTATTGAATTAAAACCAAATCTAATTATTGACTATAAGTTAAAATTTGGAGATGATCAAGAAATAATTTACACATCTATAACTGCAGTTGTAGGTGAAGAATTTACGGTTGGAATAGATATTGATACGTTTTCAGAGTATTACGGAAACAACACTAGAGCATTCTTTGGTAATCGTGGATCTCTAAAACTTTATGCTGGTGGAAATAAAGAACTAGATAAAACATTTACTGGAAATATTTATAAGATTGGCTTTGCTACAGAAAGAAACTTTTTATTAATTAACGAACTGTTTAATGACTTTGGTGTGCCAACAGATTTTGAGAATGTTTTTGATACTTTTGGACCCTACATAGACTATGATGCTGGACAGTACTCAGGTGCAAGCCAATACTTCTGGGACTACATCCTGCAAGGTGGTTTCCCATCAACCTATTCTTCGGTTCAACTTATTGATCACGTAGCAAGTTATACACTTTCTCCAAAGGTTTACTTTGATAAATTTGTTTTAGATATTGATGTGGATGGATACTGGGAAGACAAGGTTGCTCTTAGGCATTTTGCACAGTATGTAACTAACTCAAGGGGTGACTCTTATTATGATTTAGATTTTATTCAGTTCAATTTAAATTACCCTGCCCCGTCAAAGTATATAGAAAAAGAAACGGTTGGTTCTTGGAAATACGAAGACTTACAGTCGCAGTATGAAAATCCAATTCAAAGAACTTATGAGTCTTTAGACAATCACTTATATACTGGGTACGTAGACTACCAAGATTTAAAAAATAAATCTTCTAAAGCATACTCTTATGACACATCCTCATCATTAGTAAAATCATATATAACATTTGAGTATTTGTCTAGTTCTTCAACAAACATAGATTCATATTTCACTGTTACAGTTAATGCAAATAAAAATGGAATTATTGAACCAGGAACTTATGTTGTTGGATATAAAGAAGACGGAAGTCCAATTTACGATTCTTTTATGAACACAAAGTACGAAGTTGTTGATGGAATGCTAATCTATCCACCAAAGGGAATTGACTTTAATGATTTATATATTGTAATTCGTTTAGATTTTAAAGTTTTAGGCACAAGAAATAATCCAATAAAAATAAAAAGTCTGCAATTAGCATCACAAGCGTATAACGAATCTTCAGCAAATCCAATAGGAACAAGATTTGGTGTTCCAGTATATCCATATAAAAAGTCTGGAATATATTATGATTACAAAGGATTGAACCCTTACACAATATACAAAGGTACATCGCCGTATCTTTATTTAACTAGAAGTTCTGGTATTCAGGTTAAGGGCTCTTACGACCCATTAGTAAATCGAGGGCTTGCAATACCAATTAACTCTAGTGAGTCTTCAGACTACAAGGTAATGGCAATGCAGGCAGCATTGAGATATGATCAAGATTTTTTCCCTTACTCTCCAACACAGATTTTTGAAATTGAAAGCAAAGGAAGACTACTTAAATTTTTTATGGTTGCAAGCCATCCAGATGGTAAACGAGCAAAAATATATGCCGTTGATGCAAACACTGGGGAAATTGAGGACGGTATTGGATTTTACTGGAATGGAAACATTGTAAAAGAACCCAACATTACTATTCGTGAGTGGGGAATGCTTGGAATTTCTTTCTCTAGTTTATTAGATTTTTCTAATTATGTTGGGTCTATTAAAATTAATGGTCCAATACTAGTTAATTTAGTTTCACATTATAAATCAACAAACCTTCAAGAGGTTCAAAACATTACAGAGAGACCATGGTTTAAGGTAAAATATAACGGACCTTTGCCTCTAGACTGGGAATACTGGAACCCAACCTATAACTGGCAAGGGGTGTTAGTTTTAGCAACTACCTCATACTACGGAGTAGATCCATCAGATATTTATAATAGTTACGTTGGAACAAACAAGTTTATTGTGGACGATACCAGGCTACTTAGGTTAAATTCTTATGGATATTTGTTTGATATGGAAGTTGCTTGGCAAAGTTCTACACAAAATGCAGTGTAATATGGTATACTTGTGGTTATGAATATGGAAAATCCAAAGAAAAAGCGCAAGCCTTTACCAAGAATGAAAGGCCAAGTAGGAGAATCTCGTGTAAAGATTATTGAAAAGCACTATGAGTGGGGTCTTTATGTATACAAGAAGGCTAACGGAAAGTGGTTTACAGATGGAACTGGTTCTGTTTTAAACATTCAATCTCAAAAAGGCGACATCCTTCAGATATCTAAACTTAAAGAAGCAGCAAAATATTACGGGGATGAAGGAGATGGAACATGCGTATTCGTTCCAGGATTAACAAGAATATCAGAAGAAGAATACTCTGAGCAAAAGCAAAGACTATCAGAAGGACTTATTCCTTCAATGAACGATCTTGGAGCAGTTCAGGCAGCCAAGGACACTATTGCGAAATACGGAAGTGATGACTAATGAGTGAAGACAAAGAATTTTTTATTAGAGCAAAGACAGATGTTCCTCTTCCAGAAGATGACACATTTATAAAGCAAGACCCATTCAATCAATCTTGGGATGTAATTAAAGACCTTCAAGGACTTGACGCTAACTTTAAAAGAAGAACCTCTAGAATAATTAAAGGCGAAGCAACTCAAGCATATATTGATAGTTCAAGAGCAGACAGTGTTGGTATTGATGGAGCAAGATCGAAAGAGATTAATTCAGGAGCAGTATTTAGAAATGCTTACGGACTCTTTGATGTAATTACTCCACCATGGAACTTGTATGAACTTGCAAGTTTCTATGACACATCGTTTGCTAACCACGCAGCAATTGATGCTAAGGTAGAAAACATTGTTGGTCTTGGATACGAGTTTAAGGTTTCAAAAAGAACTATGCTTAAGTTAGAAGCATCAGAGCCAAAGACTTCTGAGAATGCAAGAAAAAGAATTGAAAGAGCAAAGATTGAAATGACTGATTGGCTGGAGTCTTTAAACGATGAAGATTCTTTCACAACAACTATGGAAAAGGTATTTACTGATCTTCAATCAACGGGCAATGCGTACCTCGAAGTTGGTAGAACTACTCGTGGAGAGATTGGGTATGTTGGCCATATTCCATCTACAACAATGCGTGTGCGTAGGTTGCGTGATGGCTATGTTCAAGTTATTGGTAACAAGGTTGTTTACTTCCGCAACTTTGGGGCAACTAATCCAAATCCACTTGGAACAGATCCAAGACCAAACGAGATTATTCATTTTAAAGAATATTCACCACTAAACACTTTTTACGGNGTACCAGATATTATGTCTGCAATTGGATCACTGCACGGAGATCAACTTGCATCACAGTACAACATTGACTACTTCCAGAACAAAGCAACTCCAAGATATGTTGTAACTCTTAAGGGCGCAAAGTTATCTGCTGAGGCAGAAGATAAGATGTTTAGGTTCTTGCAAACAGGGCTAAAGGGTCAGAACCACAGAACTCTTTATATTCCTCTTCCAGGAGATTCTGATACAAACAAGGTTGAGTTTAAGATGGATCCCGTGGAGAACGGAATTCAGGAAGCATCATTTAAAGAATATAGAAAGCAGAATAGAGACGACATTCTTGTTGCTCACCAAGTCCCTCTTTCTAAGATTGGTGGATCTGATTCTTCAGCAATTGCTGCTGCTCTATCTCAAGACCGTACCTTTAAGGAGCAGGTTGCAAGACCAGCACAGAGAAACCTTGAGAAGATGATTAACAAAATTGTAAAAGAAAAAACAGATATTCTTGAGTTTAAGTTTAATGAACTTACTCTAACAGACGAGATTGCACAATCACAGATTATTGAACGACTTGTCAAGACTCAGGTAATGCTTCCAAACGAAGGAAGAGAACTTCTTGGCCTTCCACAGATTGAGGGTGGCAACGAGCCACTTCAACTTAAGCCAGAACAAGTCTCAAGCGATAATTCAGACAGAGCAAGGGACACAGAAAGAACTAACAATCAGTCCGATGGGCCAGCCACAGTAAGTGGTCGTAATCCAAAGGGTGAAGGCAGAAAGTTTGATGACATTTTCTAAATGTCCAAATAGTGATACTTTAGTAAAAAAGGGTATATAATATAATAACCATGAATATATCTAAAGCCCATTGGGACACTAAGGGCGACAGTGTTCGCCTATCCCTTCCATTTGCAAAAGTAGACAAAGAGCGTCGAATCGTTTCTGGTTTTGCATCTTTAGACAATCTTGATAAGCAAGACGACATCGTAACAGCAGAAGCATCAATGGATGCATTTGCAAAATTTCGTGGGAACATTAGAGAAATGCACCAACCACTAGCAGTAGGTAAAATGGTTTCATTTAAAGAAGATAAGTATTTTGATCCAGAATCAAAGAAGTTTTATAGTGGAGTTTTTGTATCCGCATATGTTTCAAAGGGTGCACAAGA